ATATCAGTAACTTTTTGATCACGTATTTTACCTATAGCATCTTGAGATAGATTTACATATCTACCTTTTTCAAATGCACATGTGATTCTTTTTCCAGCGAAACCAAATCGATCTTTTACTATTGCAAAATCAGATGTAGATTCTTCAAAATTTGGTACAACTTCTATTACAACTGTCGATGTTTCATATATATCTGGACAATGCTTAATTCTACTATCTAGATCTTTATTATTTCTTTTACCGAGAGAATGCAATTGGGCAAAAATTACTATAGGAATTTCCGCGCGCTTCATGAACTGGCCAAGCCAAATGCGAAAATCATTTAACGCTTCATATGAACTAGTATCAGGTTTATTAATAGATTTTTTAATAAGTTGATAATAATCTAACATTACACAAGAATAGTCGCTGTTTTTAACAGAAGACATTAGAGCCTTAACGCCTTCAATTGTCGCTGTTGCATTCTCTATATCTCCATATTTAAAATTAACATCAGCAACTTTAACATATGCAGCAATACTATGAAATAGTAATACGCACTCTTTTTGCTGAGTTGCTGGCATAGTGCCTTTTTTATATCCGTTAAAGTTGTATCCGAGATGTAGACAGGCTATTCGAAAGTATACATCCTCTCTCGATTCCTCATTAGTGATAACTAAGCTCTTCTTACCTTCTTGCCATAAAGGATATGAAACATTGGCAGCTATAGTTGATTTACCATTTCCAGAATAACCACATATTAAGTATAAATTCTCTTTTGTAAATGGAATTAGAGCAGTAAGATCATTATTGATAAAGGTAATGCTTTCTTTTAGCATATTGTTATATTTAGCAACGTTTTTTATCATTGCTATAATATCTTCTTTATTACCTATATTATCAATATCGCTATATTGAATATCTAGATCAACTTGTTCTTGTGGAGATTTTTTATAAGATTGATTAAGAATCTTATCAATCTTATCTTGGTTTATCTGAGCCACTCAAATCTCCTAAAATATCATCAAATGATGTAACACCTTCATCTTGAATTTGTTTATACAAATTCCTAATCATCTCAAGATCGACATGTTCAAATTCTTCTATATGTTTTCTCTGTAACGTATATTCTCTTTTTGACATACCTTTTGGTAACTGTATTACTTCTTGTTTATTTTGTTCACTTTCTAAAGGATAAACATCGTAGAAAGCTTGAGTGGCTTTATCTAAGATAAGGTTTTTCCAATTTTCAAAAAATTCAGTCTTAGATTGCATTTTTTTTACTGACGAATTATTATATGTTCTATCAACTATATAATTATCTGGAATATGCTTCGCTACAGCTGGTTTAAGATACTCATATGCGATATCACTTGATATAAAATTCCGACTCATTTCAAAAAATAAATCATTAAAATTAGTATATATATTATCTTTATTTTTAGGTTTATCTCTAAAATCACTTTTCCATTTTTCAAAAAGTTTATCTGCACCCTTTTTATCAGCCGATAATTTCGTCATTCAAGTCTCCTTGATTAACCATATCAAAAACTTCATCATTTTTCAAATTTGTGATACGTATTTTTGCTGAATTATGCTCACGATCAATGTGTAGAAGTTCAACCTTATATTCGTCATTTATAAAAAAAGGACGTTTTTTACCTATCCACCAGTATAAACTATCTTTTAACTTACCTGCATAATTGTCGTCCATAAAAATCTCCAAATAATCAATTAATAATACAATTCCATTTTACAAATTCGAATCGGTATAAGGTATCAATGTCATGGAATAAATTATATGCTAGTATAATTAGTAAAGAGGTAAATATGGATATCCAAATTAATAATAGTGAGATAATTATTAAAGATTATACTCAAGATTATGCAAACAAATTACATGAAATATTATCTTATACAGATAAATCTAAGCAATATCAGATAAAAAAAATGTCACATAACCCGTTTTCTCGTAATTCAGAACTATATAAAAAATTAGTTGCTAATCAAAAAGGTACACTAGTTAATGAGCAAGACGGCACAATAACTATACCATCTGGTTTTGCCTATTTATTTAAAAATGAAAATATCATAGATAATAGAATGGATACTGGTGCACCAATTGCTTTTCCATGGAAAAATAAACCACACGATATGCGCGACTATCAAGTTGAAGCAAATACGCTGATGTCAAATAACTATCGTGGACTCATTAATTTCGCTACTGGACTAGGCAAGACTCTTACAGCTATATATGCGATTAGAAATACTAAACGTAAAGCATTAATTATATGCCCTACTAAAGGTATAGCAGACAACTTCTACCAGGAGCTATGTTCTGCTTTTGGTGATAATAGGATTGGTTATTTCGGTGGTGGTAAGAAAAAAATAAATGATATAACAGTGGGTATTGCCGCTTCGGTAAATAATCATATTGATAAATTTGTTGAACATGATTTAGGATTGGTTATTGTAGACGAAGTGCATCATTTGGCGGCTGATACATTCTTCACAATTGCTAAATCACTATCCGGCGTGGGACGTGTGTTCGGTCTTACTGCCACCGATTTTAGAGCCGATGGTAAAGATATTATGATAAATGCCGGTGTTGGTGAAGTGATTATAAAAAGAGATATTATATGGGGAATAGATAATAAGTGGTTAGCTTATCCAAATATTGTTATAAGAGATGTCGATACAACTGGTAAAGATTATTTTGATGATAAGAATAAGAATTATAAGGCACATGTTTTAAACTCGATTGAAATGAATGAACGTATTATTAAAGATATTCAGAAGTGTTTAGGTGCTAGTAAATCAGTTTTATGTCTTGTGGATGAGAAGGAGCATGGTAGGATGCTGTCTGAGGCTCTAGGCCTTCCTTTCGCTACTAGTGATGACAAGAATTCATTAGAATACATAAAACAATTGAATCTAGGTACCATTCCTGGTTTGATAGGAACTGATAGTCTCGTCGGTGAGGGTTGTGATACTAAAAATGTTGATGTTTTAGTATTAGCTAACTTTGTAGCTGGCAAAGGTCCACTTTATCAAAATTTAGGACGTGGACTGCGGAAACAGGGCACAAAAACAAGTGTACTAATTTTAGATTATAAACCTTGTGGATCTAAAATGCTATCTAGACATGCGCAACAGAGATTAAAGATATATAGAGCAATTACAGGAAGTGTTAAAGAAGTATGAGTCTACGATATGTTATAATAGTTCATGAGGTAAACTATGAAAACTAATCAGACTGGCATTGAATTAATAAAATCGTTTGAAGGGGTTAGACTAGCCCCATATAAAGATCCTGTTGGAATTCCTACGATCGGAATTGGTGCGACCTTCTATCAAGATGGTAGAAAGGTTACGATGAATGATCCTGTAATGACCGATGCTCAGGTTACAGAATTATTGAAATTTCACTTAAATAAGTTTGAACAAGATGTTACAAAACTCGTAAAAGTTCCATTAAATTCAAATCAGTTTTCTGCCCTTGTTTCTTTTGCTTTTAATGCTGGTACTGGAAACCTATCTACTTCTACTTTACTTAAAAAACTCAATCAGTTAGACTACAGTGGTGCTGCTGATGAATTCTTAAAGTGGACTAAATCTAGAGGACAGGAACTATCCGGACTTGTTCGTAGACGTAAGGCTGAGCGAGAATTGTTCACCAAACAGGAATCAAATGTGGTACAATCTAACCATAGTGATCTTTTGCCAAATGGACCGAGTGAACAGGATATAAGTGATATCCTTAAGAATTTAGAAAAAGGATTAGTTTAGTGTTATAGATTTACAAAATATATAAACCCCCTTAGTTACCTTGTTGTTTAAGTTATTCAACTATCTACACACAACAATGAGGTAATATATGAAAAAGATTAAAGAATTAAAGCAAGAACTTAAAAAAATAGTAAAACATATTCGTGAAGAAAAGCGTTTACGTAAAGAGGAACAACGTGGCAACATTCCTCTTCACGAATATATGGCATATAGACGAAGTATTGGTCATCCATATACTGATCTTAGTTCTCATTTTAGATATAGACATGTGGCCTATTGTCTATTGAGAGGTAAGAAATATGATGAAATTGAGCGAAAACTAACTCGTGCGTCTCTATTAAATCACAATGTTTTAGAAGAAATTTTGCAACAATATAGAGAAGTTGAACCTATTGCTTGTGCAGAGGTTGTCAATGTCTAATAAACTATATATATTAGTTAGAGGTGATTTATCAAAGTCTCAACAAGCTGTTCAGGCGAGTCATGCTGTTGCTCAATTTATGCTTTGGGAAAACAAAATATCCTGTAGATGCGGTCAATGTGGTGATCAATATTTATGGGACAATGAAACGATTGTCTTACTCAAAGTTAAAGATTTAGATGATTTAAATAAATGGTATAGAGAAATCGAATTAAATACTAAAATTTACTGTAGTTTTTCAGAACCAGATATAGAACATGAAATGACGGCAATTGCAGCTTATGGACCTCAACTAGAAGATCTTTTAAAAAATTTGCGATTGGTATAATAATAATAATGCTCCCATAGTTCAGTTGGTAGAACGGGATCCTCTAAAAATCTGTCAGTCATGGGTTCGAACCCCATTGGGAGCACCAAAATGGATAAAATCGCAGTAATTAGGAGTGGAGTAACTCGCGCTGTGGATAAAATATCGCTTAGACAGATTTCATT